GCACCCACGCGGTAAAGACGCTTCCGTATCGCTAGCCCGATGCCTTTCTGAATGTAAACATTCATACAGGGCTCTTTAGCTATCGTCCGGTCCGTCTTGTAGTTCTTGGGTACAGCAATGATGCTGTTTCCAGGTACTATGGACACTAAGTCCGTCGTACCCAAAGCCTCTGCAGACATCTGCACACTTTGGTTCCAAAGTGGGACAAACCGAATAGCGGTCGTCGCAAGGGCAGCATTCCCTGACGTGCTCTCTGGTATACCAGAGTATTTATAAGCAGCATAGGCCTTAGCTTTGGTTAACCGGGTTGTTCCTCCCGGACCGTGACCAAAGGCCTTCGCACACTCGTCCCAATCGAACTTACCTAGCACATCCCACATTCTCCGCCTCACTCCAACCCAGAACGGGTCTCGGTTTGCGGTTTCGTAGAAGTGCTGGTTCGTCCGCTGACACTGCGCCTCTGCTTCGTGAAATCGATTCCACGTAGTAGAGCTCTTTTCCTCCGACGGATTCCCGTCGTCGTACTTAGAGAAGATCTCTCTTAGTAATAAGCTCATTCGAGCAGCCTCTAGACTTGTTAAGTCTAAAGGAGTTTCTCTTGCTAGTTCCCCGACAGGCTGGATGCCCGCCAAGCTAGCTAGAAGCTCTATGAATTTATCGTTCGAGAAACCAAGAGGCGGTTTCGCACGCTTGCGCTCTTTAGAGTGCATATAAGACTCCTTTTAAGGAGGGAGAGGCCCAAGGCAGCGGTCCAATGAAGGACATGCCTTGGGTTTACGTCAACGTCCTACATCGCTGGGACATGTGCGGCGCTGAGAATGGCCACTACCCTCAGTATCGGTTCGACGATGTCAGAACCAAATACCAAAAGTAGAACCACCACAGCACCAACACTCCAGCGATTAACTGGTACATTCAACATGTATCAGTAGAACGGCTCGACGTTCTCCACGGACGCCTTGATGAGGGCGTTGTTAAGGGTGTTGACCATATAGGCCAACGTGTCCTTCCGTTCTTGGAGCGTGCTATCCGGAGTGAAGTTCAGGATGACCTGACCACTCTGATACCGGACAACAGTGTCGGATCCATCAATCGTCGCCACCGTCGGGTTTGCAAAACCCAACACCAGCTTGTTGACGGTCCTGTTCCCAGCCGGCTCTAAGACCTCGTGAGAGATCGTTCGGTAACCGGCGGGGATAGTGGGGCTTCGGTCTTTCCACAAGGCTTTCGACCCATCAGTTGTCTGAGGGCTGTAAGTGTGGGCGACCGGTGCGCCGAGACCATCATTAATGGTCAGTGCAGCAATAGCGGGCATGTTATATGCTCCTTGGTTGAGGTTGGTTGGTAAATCAATCAATCATCTTCTACGGCCAGTGAAGGCTTGAGCAAGTAAGCTCAGCCCGTTAGCCATATGTCCTAGGCTCCGAGGATCTTTAAATCTCGGAAAAGTCGGTAACGGTATCCCGCTTGAGGCGGAACGCGTAAATTTAACCGACTTCTTTGCTTCCGTCCAGTCAGCCTTGTGATACTTAGTCGAGGTCCACGTCTTGCTTCTAGCCTTCCCGGTCCAACGAGTTTCGTTGTACTTGGAGATTGAGCTATAACACTGCGTGTACCCCAACAGGGCATCTAGACTGTCGAGCCAGTTGCCGACCGGGAATGCCCAGTCGACGACGAAGCTGTACGGAACGAGTTCCCACGCCACTTTAAGTGGATTGGTCACTCCCAGGGACACCAACGATATTAACAGATCGTTGTCGGGTATAGCATCAAGGCGTACGAATACGCCCCGCTGCCGCTCCGCTGCGCCCGTCCAGAAGTCGTTCACTGGTCCCGTACCGTCTGGTGACGAATACGAGTAGTTACTTGTCTCCCTTTCAGACGCCTTTGCGGTGACTCTCCAGTCACTCTTGTCTTGCTTGCTTAAAGCACTACAAGCTCCGTAAACATCGGAGAGCAAAGGTTTCCATCCGTACTGCAACTGCAACCAATGAGAGGTCCAATTAGAACCCCTAGGCCGCCCGGGATCACCTTTGATCCCGAGCGCTCTCGCCGCATTTCGGTATGAACCGTCCTGTAGCGAGCGCGCAGCTTTAGCCATACGTTTGGCGTTATCTCCGAGCATCATCGCCGTCCTTTTGCGTTCTGCAAAAGCGACACCCAGATCCACATCTTGTGCCTTGATTTTCAGTCGGGCCTTTGTAAGGGCTTTACTGTGATCAAGGTGCGTTTCCGCAAGTGTATCTGAGCAAAGCGTATCGAAGTGATTAAGGGAGTTAAATCTCCCCCCTGATCCTCCGACGTAACCACTGTACTTACTCCAATTGCTCGGAGTAACCATGATATCGCTATAGCCGTATGCTCGATGATACTCCCTAGCAAGCAGAGAATACCCCTCAGGGGGTATCCAGCCTTTCGGCTTTACACGCTGAATACCAGTGACGTCTTCAAAACTTTGACGCGCGTCAGTAATAGTGATATTACCGACGGTGCCAAAACTGTTAGCCCTTTTCAAGAGGCCTGGCAGAGTTGTTGAGAAGTCGACGCGTGGCACGTGTACACCTGCTTGTGAGATTTAGGGAGTCTTGAACTTTTGTCACCTTTAAGGGTGACGAGGCTTATGTTTCGAACAGTGAGAAGCCGACGACGCCAGAGCAGCCGGAGGAAGTAGATGGTCAGGGGCTTGTTAGCCCCCAGACCTTTTCGACTACTCCCCGATAATGCGGATTTTACACCCGCTTGCTTATCGTTTGT